TATCATCTGCTCTGCTGATGTTGCTTCTGCCCTTCAGATGGCCGGTGTTCTTGATTACACTCCTGCTATCAATAACAACCTTAACGTAGACGATACATCCACCACATTTGCTGGTGTGATGAATGGTCGTTATAAGGTATATGTCGATCCTTATTCTGCTAACGTAGCTGCTTCTCAGTACTATGTTGCTGGTTATAAGGGTTCATCTCCTTATGATGCTGGTTTCTTCTACTGCCCATACGTTCCTCTACAGATGGTTCGTGCGGTTGGTGAGAACACATTCCAGCCTAAAATCGGATTTAAGACACGTTACGGAATGGCTGCAAACCCATTTGCTGCTGCCGGTGCTGGTGCAGATGGTTTCCCTGCTTCTGGTCTTAATGCTGATGCGTCCTTGGATGCGAACACTAACGCTTATTATCGTCGGGTTAAAGTTAACAACCTTATGTAATAATAAGAAACTTGACTACAAACTTAGAGGGGTCGTAAGACCCCTCTTTTTTTGTTTATAAATAGTAGTATGGCTGTAGCAACATCACCCCTATCAAGACAACCAACTAAGTTGGATTATGCGAGTCCAACACAGTTTAAATTTGGTATACATCAGTTGCCAAAGGTAGAGTTCTTTACTACTACAGCAACTGTGCCTGGAATAGCACTGTCTGATGTTGTAATACCAACACCATTTAAATCTATTCCAATGCAGGGTGATCAATTGACATTTGATAATTTAACAATTAATTTTATAGTTGATGAATTTTTAGAGAATTATCTAAGTTTACATGAGTGGATGATAGGAATAGGATTTCCTAAAAGTAGAAAACAATTTTCAGATTTTAAAACAAATATTTCTAACACTCCAGCATCTGCTAGAAGTTCTGCAAATACAAGTAGTGATATTGGTGATGTTCAAAAATCATCACCAAATAACGCACTTTTTTCTGATGCAACACTCACTATATTGTCAAATAAAAACAATCCCATTGTAAATGTATTATTTAAAGATTTATACCCTGTAGCAATGTCAGCTTTAGAATATAATCAAGCTGCAACTGATGTGGAGTATCTAACCGCAAGTGTAGATTTTGCATATCAAATTTATGAGATAGAGGCTATAACATGACCTAAATAAAATGAGCAGAGATTTGATAGACTTTAACAAATATCAAATCTTTAGACTTAAATTCTAGTGACAACTCGGCAAGCCTCACTAGGGTCAATATAGTAACAAAGGAGTAATCAAACTCTGCTCAACCTTTTGAAGAAAGTATATAATGACATTAGAAGAATTGAAACAAGAATCCTACAAAGACCTTCCTGTAACAAATGTTGAAAATATAGATCAGGAATCCTTTTACAACCAAGAAATAAAAGCCAAGTGGTTAGACTATAAATCAAGATTTGAACTTTTACTTGCAAGAAGTAAAGGTGATTATCAAGTATTGTATCGTGAGAAGTGGGAGTACTATGGTGGTAAGTCTGATGCAAAAGTGTATGCAGCAAAACCCTTTGATCTAAAAGTACTAAAAACTGATTTACAAATATACATCTCGTCAGATAGTGATGTTATAGAACTTTCCAATAAAATTGCTTATCTAGAAACAACCATAAAATTTATTGATGGTGTTATTAAGTCTATCGACAATCGTGGATGGGATATTAAACACGCCATAACATGGAAACAATTTGAGGCTGGTATGATATGAACGTACAAGATTATATAAGAGTATATGAGAATATAGTAAGTGATAAATTATGTGATGAACTTATGACTGCAAAGTTTGATTATAAACCATCTTCATTTTCAAGTCACGAAGAGGTTCATAAGAATTCAAAGAATCGTGTAATTATGGATGACTTTTGGATTAAGAAAGATAATAGTTTTTATGAACCACTAAAGGAATGTTTTGTAAAAGCAGTTAGACAATACGAGTTTGACTTTCCAAGATTTTCTTGTGAACACTGTACAAATTTTAGAATAAACAAATATGGAACTGGTGGGTTTATGTCAGAGCACGTAGATAATATTCATCATAGTCATGGTCAACAATGGGGATATCCTCATGTATCAGCCCTATTATATTTAAATGATGACTATGAAGGTGGAGAGTTTGTTGTTGCTAAAAAAGAGATAAAACCAAGTAAAGGTTCTTCAGTGGTTTTTCCTTCTAATTTTATTTATCCTCATGAAGCAAAAAAAGTTATTAGTGGTATTAGATGGAGTGTAGTAGCATGGTTGATGTAGTTTCTCATAATTTATTTCCAACGGTGGTTCACCAATTTACCTTGGATATTTCTTCTTTTGATAAAAAACAAATGATATCATATGTCAATGAAGGTAAGTTAAAACCAAATGGGATGAAACAAACTGAGGATGATGTTCATAAAATATCATACTTCAAAAATTTTAAAGATGAGATTATTACTTTAAATAAAACAATATTAGATAAATTAGAATACGAGTATGAAGATATACTCATCACTAGTATGTGGGGAAATTTGTTGTTTCCTAGTCAAACTCATTCTCCTCATACACATTCAAATAATTTTTTGTCTGGTGTTTTTTATTTGCAGTCTGATGATTTATCTGGAAAGATAGGATTTTTTGATCCTAGACCACAAGCAGGAGTTTTGTGTCCTCGCATAAAGAAAAATTTATTAGAAAATTCTAATGCTATAGAATTTGAACCTAAAGATAATATGGGTCTAATATTTCCCTCTTGGTTACAACATTGGGTGCTACCAACTAATAGTAAAAGAATAAGTTTGTCATGGAACATTCTTGTGAAGGGTCACTATGGAGCCCCAAATACTTTGCAAAATGCTTATATCTAAAAAGAATGAAGTATATCTTACACTATCTGATTTGACACAGGCACAAAACCAAGAGTTAGCAGATTTCTTTACTTTTGAAGTTCCTAACGCAAAGTTTATGCCTATGGTTCGTAAACGTATGTGGGATGGAAAGATACGTCTGTTCTCACCAGCAAACGGTGAAATATATGTAGGTCTTTTACCTTACATCAAAGAGTATTGCAAATCTAAAAATGTTAAATATAGTATAGGAGAAGGAGTTGAAGATGAGCGGAATGTTGTGGACACGGTTGCTAGAGGCTTCATCAAAAGTCTCAAACCAAAAAGTAGGGGAAGATCACTTAAAATACGAGATTATCAAATCGAAGCTTTTAGGATGGCTCTCTCCAGAAATCGTTCTCTTATTGTTAGTCCTACTGCTTCTGGTAAGTCACTAATAATATATGCACTAGTTCGATACTACCAAATGGCTGGACATAGAACTTTAATTCTTGTTCCTACCACTTCACTTGTCGAACAGATGTATACAGACTTTGAAGATTACGGTTGGAGTTCTGGTACATACTGTCAGAAAGTATATCAAGGGTACACAACAAAGATTGAGAAAGACGTTGTAATATCAACGTGGCAATCTGTCTATAAAATGCCCAAGAAATACTTTGAACAGTTTGATTGTGTAATCGGTGATGAAGCTCATATGTTTAAGGCAAAATCACTTACAAGTATCATGACCAAGTTACACCAGTGTAAGTATAGATTTGGATTTACAGGCACACTTGATGGTACAGAGACACACAGATTAGTTCTAGAGGGATTGTTTGGATCAGTTGAGCAAGTAGTTACCACAAAAGAACTCATAGATAAAAAGACACTGGCTAATCTGAAGATCAAGTGTATCACACTCAAGCATCCAGAGAAACGAGAGAGGATGACATATGCCGAAGAACTGGATTACCTTGTTTCTAAAGATACAAGAAATAAATTTATTTTGGATTTGTGTAATACTATTAGCGGCAATACCTTGGTTCTTTTTCAGTTAGTAGAGAAACACGGTAAAATTTTATATGATGGAATGAAGGGAAAAGAAAATGTTTATTTTGTATATGGTGGAACTGATACAGACCAAAGGGAAAAGATTCGTGGATTGGTTGAGAAACATAAAAACTCGACAACTATTGCAAGCTATGGCACTTTCAGCACTGGTATTAATATTCGTAACATTCACAACATCGTGCTCGCAAGTCCATCTAAATCAAAAATACGAGTCTTGCAATCCATCGGCCGAGGTTTGCGTACATCATCAACTAAAGATTCCATTTTAATATTTGATATTGCAGATGATATAAGCTATAAAGATAGACGCAATTTCACTCTTAACCATTTCTTTGAAAGACTAAATATTTACAACGAACAACAGTTTAACTACGAAATTAGCAAGGTAAGAATAAAATGAATAATGTTTCATATACGATTGTAAAGTTAACTAACGGAGAAGATATAATCTGTGAGTTGGAGGAAACTAATCAAAATGTGTATGAAGTGCAAAATCCGTTACAAATCATTACCACTAGAGAAGTAAGAGGTGGTGGAGTTCAAGAGGGTTTGAGTTTGGGCCGTTGGTGCCACCCCTTTACAGAGCAAACATATTTCTCTATACCTGTAGATGCTGTAGTTACAACTGCAAAAGCATCCCCTGGCTTATCTAAGTATTACGAATATATTTTAAAAAGGACAGAGCAGAGATATCTAGAGGAGTATGATCATGAACCAACTGATGAAGAATTAGATGAGATAGACTCAGAGGAAGAACAGGAATTTCTAGAACTTGAAGGTCCATCTAATAAAATTCATTAACGGTTCCACATAACCTATTATACACATAAAAAATATTTTGTCAAGACCCCAAAGGGAATTGACTTATATGGTGTGATATAGTATAGTAAGAAAATTACTATCTAGGAGTAGTTATGAATAAAAAAGCAAAAGATAAACCACATTACGTAGATAATAAAAAATTCTTACAAGCAATGATAGATTGGCGTGAGACTTGGCCGGATGAAGAAAATATTCCACCAGTGACAAACTATATTGGAGAGTGTTTTCTAAAGATAGCAACACACTTATCGTATAGACCAAACTTTATCAACTACACTTATAGAGATGAGATGATTTCAGATGGTATAGAAAACTGTTTACAGTATGTAAAAAATTTCAATCCAGAAAAATCTAAAAATCCATTTGCATATTTTACTCAAATAATTTACTATGCATTTTTGCGTAGAATACAGAAAGAGAAAAAACAATCTCATGTAAAAAATAAAATGATTGAAAAGGATAGTTTTGAATCTTGGACTACTATGGATGGAGATGACTCTACTTATCAAGTTTCTGGTTTTGATCCTAACATAATGTTACCAGACGAAGATGTATACAAACCTAAGAAGAAAGAAACTAAAAAAGCAAAAGGATTAGAGAAATTTATGGAGGCAAATGAGTGAAGCTTGCAATCATAACTGATACACATTTTGGTGCTAGAAACGACAATCTAAATTTCAACGAATACTTTTACAAATTCTATGATAACATATTTTTCCCTACTCTAAAAGAAAGAGGTATTACCACCTGTATTCATATGGGTGATGTTACGGATAGGCGTAAGTATATTAGCTTTAGAATTGCAAATGATTTTCGTGAAAGATTTGTCAATCGTTTCAAGGAAATGGGTATTGATCTACACATTATAATAGGTAATCATGATACCTATTATAAGAATACCAGTGAAATCAATTCTATGCATGAACTTGTAGGATCAGATA